GATCCTGAAGATCTCAATAAATTATGCATAAATTTTGTAAAAAGAGTAATGGCTATGTATGGCAGGGTTGATTATGTTTATCCAGACTCTGCAGAGCAGGTCCTTATTCGAGGATTTAAAACAGAAGTTAGTAAGGAAGGATTGAACATAATCATAAGAGATGCAAAGAAAATTGAAATAAAAGATAGAATTAGGCTAGTTTCTGCTTTGATTTCACAAGGCAGATTTTTTTATACCAAAGATGCTTATACGGTTAGGGATGCACTTAGTGAAGCTGTATGGGATGAATCAAAGAATGAAGATGTTAGGCTTGATGATGGTACAACAGACATAGACACACTAGACGCACTAGAGTATACAATTGAAAGGGACGCAAGAAGGTTTATGAGAGTAGGGTAGGTGATAAATTGTTTAGAAAACTGTTTAATGCTATAAGACAGGTGGTGAGGAAGATTTTTAGTAAGAAGAGCATAGAAGATGCTATAAAAATAGATTTGCCTATTAGCGATGAAATGACAGAAGCTATAGAACTTTGGAGCCAGATGTATAAAGATAAAGCCCCATGGTTAGATGATGACAATACAAAATCATTAAATTTACCATCTGCAATAGCAGGAGAACTAGCTAGACTTGCAACAATAGAAATGAAGTCAGAAATCACAGCTAAAGAAAGTAGTAATAGTGAAAGAGCAGAGTATTTAAATGAACAATATCAAAAGGTAATTGATGATATAAGGATAGTAACAGAATACGCAGCTGCACTCGGTGGGCTAATATTTAAACCTTATATTGACGGTGAAAATATAGCAGTTGATTATGTATTAGCAGATGAATTTATCCCTGTTAAATACGATTCTGCTAGCAATATTACAGCTGTTATATTTATAGAAAGAATAAGAAAGGGAAGAAAAAATTATACAAGGTTAGAATACCATGATTTACTTAAAGAAGGATATTATATTTCTAATACTGCTTATGTAAATGAAAATGGAGATGAATCATTAGGGTATCAGGTACCACTTACAGAAGTAGAAGAATGGGCAGATCTGGAACCAGAAATATTACTCACCAATGTAGAAAAGCCTCTATACTCATATCTAAAAATGCCTATGGCTAACACCATAGACACTAGAAGCCCTTTGGGAATTTCTGTATATGCTAGGGCAGTGGGCTTGATAGAAGAAGCAGATAAACAATATTCAAGGATACTTTGGGAGTACGAAGGTTCAGAATTGGCTATAAACGCAAGTATGGACTTATTCAAAGCTGACAATACACTACCAAAGGGTAAAGAAAGGTTATACAGAAAATTGGATACTGATGCAGAAGATTTCTTTGAACCGTTTTCACCAGCAATAAGAGATGAGAGTTTATTTAATGGTCTTAATAAAATACTACAAAGGATAGAGTTTGCTTGTGGGCTAGCATATGGAACATTATCAGACGTACAGCTAGTTGAAAAAACAGCTGAAGAAATAAAAGTATCAAAGCAAAGGTCCTATTCTACAGTAGTTGATATACAAAAAGCTATAAAAACAGCTTTAACAGACCTAGTTTATGCTATGGATGTTTATGTAACATTGGGAGAGTTAGCACCAGCAGGCGAATATGATATAAGTTTTGAATTTGATGATAGTTTAGTAGTAGACAGTAAGACAGAACAAGCAATTATGCTACAAGAAGTATCAGCAGGATTAATTAAACCAGAGATATATCTTATGAGAAGATATGGAGTTTCTGAAGAGCAGGCTAGAAAGATGATGCCATCAGTAAATGAACCTCAATTAGATGATGATGGTATTGAGTAGGTGATTAAATGTTAACACCTGAATATCTAAAGAATTTACCTGAGAATATAATAAGAATTATGCAACAACTAGAGGATGACATAATAGCAGATATAGCAAGAAGAATCTCGGGAAACTTGAAGCTTACAGCTACAGCTGAATATCAAATAGAGATGTTAACCAGAATGGGATATGATATAGAAGAAATAAAAAAGGAATTAGCTGAAAGAATAGATATAGCTTCAGATGAACTTGAAAATATACTTAAGGAAGCTTCATATCTTTCATATGAAAATGACCAAGAATTGTATAAAAGAGGCGGTAAAGATTTACCACCGTTAGAGGATAATCTGCAAATGAAGAGATTTATTGAGGCAACTATTCAACAGACCAAAGGACAATTTAAAAATTTTACCAATACAACTGGATTTGTGGATAATGGTAAATTCAAGCTTTTAGACAACTTTTATAGAGATACTTTAGATTATGCAGTATTTCAAATAGGCAGTGGTGCTTTTGACTACAATACAGTACTGAGACAAGCAGTAAAGAAGTTAGGAGATAGTGGACTAAGAACAATAGATTATAAGAGTGGCAGATCTTATCATATAGAATCAGCTACAAGAATGTCTATCATGACTGCTATAAGCCAAATAACAGGTTACATGAGTTTAGCTAATGCCCAAATGTTAGGACAGGACCTAATGGAGATAACAGCCCACGCAGGAGCTAGACCAAGCCACGCAGTATGGCAAGGACAGATTGTATCTCTTAGCGGTAGACGAGGCTATTTATCTCTTAGTGATATAGGGTATGGTGAACCTGACGGCTTCAAAGGTGTAAATTGTAGGCATGATTGGTATCCATTCTTTGAAGGAATATCAGAGCCAGCTTATACAAAAGAACAATTAGAGAATATAGACCCTCCGCCATTTGAATTTGAGGGAAGGTTTTACACATTTTATGAAGCTAATCAGAAACAAAGACAAATAGAACGAGCTATAAGAAAGACCAAAAGGGAATTAATAGCTTATGAAGCTGCTGAACTTAAAGATGATTTTACAGCTACAAGTATTAAGTTAAGAAGGCAGAGGGAATTATATAGGGATTTCAGTAGAGCAGCTAATTTAAGAGAAAAGCTTGAGAGAACAGGAGTTTATGGGTATAATAAAAATATAAGTAGCAAGAGTGTTTGGGTAGAAAGAAAAGAAAGAGAATACTTGCAAAAACAATTACCGTATGTGATTAATGGTGAAAAAGGATTCATACCAACAAATACAAAATTTGAGATAACTAAAATTATTGCTGGAGGTAATAGTGGAAAAAAGTTGAGAAATGCTGATAATTTAGCTAAAAAATATGGTGGCAATCCACAGGATTGGATAAAAAAAGTTGGTAAAATTGAATCATCAAAATATATTTTTGATGTACATTGGTATGAACTTAATGGTATCCAGTATGAAGCGAAGTTAAAATATAGAAGGGAGAAAAAATGATTATAAAAGTATATCAATCAGAAACTGATGAATATATAGAAATGGAATCTATAGGTAAGGTTCGATACATTGGTGAAAGCTTTGGTATCGATGGTCTAACTAATGGCAAAATTTATGATGTTATTGAGGTTTTAAAAGATGATCTAATTAGGGTAGTAGATGATAGTGGAGAAGATTATCTTTATTCAATTTATAATCCTAGGCCATTAGATGAAAGTTCAAAAGGTGGAAAATGGGAAATCGTAGAGGATTATATTGGAAATCTAAAAAAATTGATGGAACTAAATGCATATAAGCCTAAGATATAAGCACTTACTAACTAATAATAGTAAGTGCTTTTATTATGCAATTCGCTGGAGGTGATGATGTGAAAGAAAATAAAAGCAATATATTAGCAGATGATGTTAAGGAATTATAGATTGAAACAGAAGATGGAGAATTAATTGCACATATAACTAGGGGAGATGAAGAAGTTATTGTAAAAGATGGATATAGAGTTAGGATTGAACTTATTTATTAATTATAGACCATTGCTATATGGCAGGTCTGTTTTTTATGCTTTAAATCACACGCAAGCCAGGGCGATATACTGGCACATCACGTGAAGCAACCACGTAAAAAGCGTAGATGGAAAGGAGAGATTGAAACATGAAAAGAGAGTTTTTGAAGGAATTAGGACTTACTGATGAGCAAATTGATAAGATTATGGCAGAGAATGGGAAAGACATTGAAAAATACAAAACTTTAGCAGAAACAAAAGAAGCTGAACTAAAACAAGTAAAGCAACAACTAGAAGAAGCTAATGCTCAAATTGAAAAATTCAAGGATATGGATA